TTCAAGCTTTAAATAAATTTATAAACGAATGTCCTAATGTAGATGAACTTAAGAGAATAATCGCATTAAGAAATAATTTATTAAAGCAAATTAATTTAATAGAAAGTAGAGTAGGTAAATTCCGACCAGTAGCTTCTAAGTTAAACATTACAGTAACTACGTTAAAATTAGCAATACAAATTATAAAACAGATACCAACACCTACCGCAATCATTCCTCCACAGGTAGGAGGAATAGGTATACCGGTAAGTATACTAAATAAATATAGTGACCGAATTAATAAATTAAACACCCAGTTAGATAAGTTTTCAAACGAAGCAACAGCAATTATATCAACTGTTGACAGAATATCACCAGTATTATCCAATGTAAAGTTAAAACTACAATCGATAGATATTGCAGTTGAAGCATGTTTAGCAAATAATTCATCACAAGAATTGAAAGACCTGGTAAATGCAGCACAACCTATAGAGAACACAGGATCAGAAGGAACACCAGATATAGATTACGAATACAGAGGTTATAAGTTAGAGATTATACAAGATCCTAACTCACCAGAAATAGCACCTAGAAGGTATGCAGTTGCTAAAGATAGGAGAGGAATTATCGTACTAAAAGGACCTCCATCCTTCAGTTCCTCTACTCAAGTACTATTAGATGAGATTAAATTTAGAATAGATAATCAATTACCATAACATAACTATTTATTAATATGAAGTTAGATGTTTTTAAAAAATTAATAAAAGAAGCAGTAAAAGAGGCAGTTCGTGAAGAATTGGAAATAATTCTTTCTGAAGATGTAAAAAACACATCAACAACTCCAGTAGTGGAACACATCACTCCACAGAGTACATACAGACCACCTGTAGCAAATCCTGTAAAAACAGGAGATCCAATTATGGATATCTTAAATGAAACAAGAGCTTCAATGACTCAAGAATCATATAGAGATTTAGTAAATGCAACTTCTGACATGGTTCAAGCACCTGGATTAGGAATGAACCCTATAGAAAGTTTTCAAGCAGGACCAGCACCAGGTTTAGATTTAAGTACTCTAAGCTTTGCAAAGAATGCAGGAGCAATTTATAAAGCATCAGTAGAAAAAGATAAAGTAAGATTCGGAGCATAATGGCATTTAAAGTACAGCAAATAAACCCTTTAGATCTACAACCAAGCGTTGGAGTAGGAGTAGGATTACCTTTTACATCAGACCAGGTATTTACTACCACCTATACCACTCAAGATGCAATCAAAGCTAATCTAATTAACTACTTCCTGACAGGTAAATCAGAAAGATTTTTTAACCCAGATTTAGGAGCAGGTTTAAGAGCTGTGTTATTTGACCAAATGACAGAAGACGGACAAGATGAGATTGAATACATTGTACAAACAGGATTAGCTACATGGTTTTCTAACGTAATAGTAAACCAGTTAACAACACAAGCTTCACCAGATAGTAATACTTTTACTTTATTTTTAAGGTACAGTATTGCAAACACCAATATACAAGACGAATTGCTAATAAATTTTGAACAATAATGGCTCAAGATAGAGAAATAAAATACGTAAATAAAGACTTTACAGACTTTAGAAGTCAATTAATAGAGTACGCAAAGAACTACTTTCCTAATACTTATAATGACTTTACACCTACCTCTCCAGGTATGATGTTTATAGAAATGGCAGCATACGTAGGAGATGTCTTATCTTTCTATCAAGATATGCAATTGCAAGAAACATATTTGCAATATGCAAAAAATCCTGCAAACCTATACAACTTAGCTTATATGATGGGTTACCGTCCAAAAGTAACTACAGTATCTGAGGTAGATATAGAAGTATCACATTTAGTGGATGCAACAATTAACGGAGAACCAGACTGGTCTCAAACTTTAGAAATTGCAGCAGGAACACAACTCAGTGCTACAGTTACTTCTCAGCCTAAGTTTTTTATTAACACAGCAATAGATTTCTCTTTTTCCAGTTCCTATAACCCTACAGATGTTGTAGTAAGTAGTTTAGATGTAAATGGAGAACCAGATCAATTTAGGTTAATAAAAACAGTAAAAGCATATTCAGGGGAAGTAAAAACCGCTACTGAAGTTATTACAAATGTAGAGAAGTTTAAAACCATTACATTAGAGGATGCAAATATTATAGGAATACTTTCAGTAATAGATAATAACGGGACAGGAAACCTTTGGTACGAAGTACCTTTCTTAGGGCAAGATACAGTATTTGTAGATACAGCAAATTCTAGTACAGATTCAGGAACAGTTCCCTATATGCTCTCTCTACAGAGAGTACCTCGTAGATTTGTAACTAGATTTACCTCTACAGGTCAATTACAAGTACAATTTGGAGCAGGTATAACAGGTCAGAGTGATGAAATACTAACACCAGATCCTACCAATGTAGGTCTAGGAACCTCTCAAGGAATTTCTAGAATAGACTATGCATATGATCCTTCTAACTTTTTACATACCCAAACCTATGGATTAGCTCCTCAAGGTACCTTACAAATAAAGTACTTAGTAGGAGGGGGCGTAGCATCCAACGTACCAGCTAATACAATAACAAATGCAGTATCAGTTAGTAAAGTAGGAACAGGTATAAACCTGGCTTTTAATAACCCTCAAGCAGCCTCAGGAGGTAGAGATGGAGACACAGTTGAAGAATTAAGACAAAACTCTATGAGAGCTTTTAATGAACAAGGAAGAGCGGTAACATTACAAGACTATACAGTGCGTGCATTATCACTACCGTCTAAGTACGGATCTATAGGAAAAGTGTACATTACACAAGACCAATTAACAAATCCAAACTCTGCAACAGACAGTATTATAGACAGCAACCCACTTTCACTATCACTATATACCTTAGCGTATGACAGTAATAGGAACTTAATAACAAGCACCCCTACTCTAAAATCTAATTTAAAAAAATACTTAGCAGAGTACATGACATTAACAGATGCTATCAATATTAAAGATGCTTTCGTAGTTAATGTAGGTATAAATTTTGATATAGTTGTACGACCTAATTACACAGGACGAGATGTACTAATACAGTGTAATAACCTTCTACAAAGTTATTTTGATATTAGAAAGTGGAATATAAATCAACCAATAGATTTATCGAATTTATACACACTATTAGATCAAGTAAAAGGAGTACAGACAGTTCAAAAAATAGAAGCAGTAAATTTAGCAGGAGGAGAATACTCACAATATGCATACGATATAAGCGGAGCTACCAGAAATAATACAGTATACCCCTCTTATGATCCTATGATTTTTGAAGTAAAATTCCCAACAACAGATATTAAAGGAAGAATAACAACATTATAATATGGCAGTATATAGAATATTTCCCGAAAAAGACACATTTATTTTTAGTGAAGTCTCTTCCTCTAATGCAGGATTAGATGAAATAATCGAAGTAGGAGGATACTACGATGTTACTGGAACAGGAGAAACAAGCCGTATTCTTATACAGTTTAATTCAACTGAAATTGCTGATGTTGTTAATAATAAAGTAAAGAGTGATAATTACAGTGCATCTCTAGGACTATACCTTGCCGATGCTTATCAAATACCAGTAAATACTACAATTTATACATACCCAGTTTATTCTTCCGCAGGAGGATGGGATAACGGTACCGGTAAATACGGAGATAACCCAGTAAATACATCAGGAGTTTCTTGGGCTTATCAAAAAACAGGTTTAGGAACACCTTGGTTGTTATCTGGATATCCACCAGGTGTAACAGGATCCTTTACAGGATCTAAAGCAGGAGGAGGAAACTGGTATACAGGTTCAGGAGCAACTAGTCTTGAATTTACCCAATCAAATCCTATGAACTCTACATACGATATTAACATAAATGTAACACCAGCTGTAAAGCTTTGGACATCAGGAGCAATCAATAATAACGGGTTTATACTAAAGCTACCAAATGCTTTAGAGTTTAATGTAACTTCCTCTATAAGACTAAAATACTTTAGTGCAGATACAAATACTATCTACCCTCCGTATTTAGATTTTAAATGGGACGATAGTACTTATAATACAGGAAGCTTGTCTGTTCTTTCAAATAGCATCTCAACTATTAATATTACAAATAATACTGGAAGATATGTAAATACAGGTAAACAGAGATTTAGAGTTTCTGCAAAACCAAAATACCCAGTTAGAACATTTACAACTAGTTCAGTATATTTAACTAATTATGCTCTTCCTTCAGGTTCTTATTGGGGAATCAGAGATGAAAATACAGAAGAGATGATTATAGATTTTGATATTAAATTTACAAAAGTAAGTTGTGATAGTCAAGGAGGTTATTTCGACATATATATGGATGGCTTGCAACCTGAGAGATATTATCGTATATTAGTACAGACGACTTTAGACGGAAGCACTACAGTAGTAGATAACCAAAATATATTTAAAGTAGTAAGAAATGGATAACAATGTAAAGATACAGAAAACCGTCTACAATTCAATTGAATTTGGAAAAGTAGTAGATAGTACTTTCTCTACATTTACTCAACCAGTTCCTGAAGAAGATACCGATACTGTAGATGAATTTTTTAGATTATACGAGAAATTATATTTCATCATAGACGTAGAAGGAGAAACTAACTCACATGAATACCTTATAAAAAAGAGTTCAGAATTAGTAAATTTTGAAAGAAGTACAGAAGAAATACAACCACTATTAGATGAAATAGCACAGTTAAGAGAACAACTCTTACAAGCTAATCAGCAAATTTTAGACCTAGAAACAGCTACTACATAATGGCAGACATTACATATACAGTTAATCAAGACAACCCAGAAAATATATCAGGGTTTGAACAGTTTTCTCAAGCTGATACTCAACTAGTAAATAAGTTTGAGATTAATAGCCTATTTATACCAACTAAAAATTATATAGAGCTTCACATACTAGACTTAGTAGACGAAATATTACAGAGTGATTACAATTACATATCTTATAAAGAATTAGGAAACGCACAATCAGCAGGAAGAGAAGGTGCATCCATACTCACTATAAACCCAGTAGAGGATATAGAAAAATACGGATACGATACAGGAGATGTAAAATTACTTTATCACTTCCTTAATGACCTATATACTCCTGACAATAAGCAAGCAAACTTTTTTATAGAAGAAATATCGCCAGATAGGACTGAACTTAAGTTACAGACATTTGACCTAGCAGAGGAAGAGGTAGTAAGATATACTCAAGAAATTAAAAATAAACTTACAACACAATCATATTTTAGTGAGTTTCGTTTAAATTTTAAGAATAACAACCTGATAATAGGAGTTAATATAGATACTCTTATAGAAAACGGAAATAGTGTACTAGTTGTTAAACTGTATGAACCACTTCCAATAGAGTTTGAAATAAAAAATACATTAAGCATTGTAGAAACAGTTGCAGACTCAGCAGCATATATTGTAGATTCTAATATAGATTCTATACCAGAAACATTACCGTATCTACGTCCTGCTAATTTTAACTTAGAATTAACAGATGTTGAGACTGTACCTACAGCTTACCTTTCTTATGATGAATTATTCAGCTACCCGGTAAATAATACAAATAGCCAAATATATTCCTTACTTAACGAGAAAGGAGTGGAATTAAGTATAAACCACACAGACTATAGTGACTTTATACACTTCTCCTCAGCTTATGAAAGACTTCTAAATTTTAAATATAAGTTAGGTTTAATTGAGAATTACTCATCAAGTCTTGCTCAAATAGGGAATGCTACATCTCAATCTCTAGGTATAACAGGAAGTAACTACTATTACGAAAACCTAACACAAGGTATTTTAGATAATTTTGATCATTATGAAAGATTCTTGTATTATGAATCAAGTAGTTATTCATGGCCTAAATCTAATAACACTAAACCATATAAAAACGTACCATCATCAAATAATACTGCTGTTAATTGGTATGCTAACCAACTAGCAGTAGCTAATAATTACGACTTAAGAAACCTAAATGCAGTAGTTAATTCGATACCTTCTTTTCTAAGAGAAGATCCAAACAATACAAATTATATTACATTTGTACATATGATAGGTCAGCATTTTGACAACCTATGGATATACGGGAAAGGAGTATCAGATAAGTATGATGCAGATAACAGGTTAGATTTTGGAGTATCAAAAGACTTAGTTGCTGAAGTATTGAAAAATTTTGGAGTAAAGTTATATACTTCAAATAAATCAATAGAAGACTTATTTACGTCATTCATAGGGCAAGCCTACCAGTCTGGAAGTGAATACATAAGTACCTACGTAACAGGGTCTATAACAGGTTCAAATGCTTCAATACAACCTACCTCATTCGATAACTACCAAAGAGAGGTTTATAAGAGAATGTACCATAATCTCCCTTTACTTCTAAAATCAAAAGGAACTGAAAGAGGATTAAGAGCATTAATAAACTGTTTTGGAATCCCTTCAGATATATTAGACATAAAAGTATACGGAGGAAGAAATGTAAACGAAAGACCATTTTACGGAGACTACAAGTATTATACAAGTTCCTTAGATAAAGTAAGGTTAGATAATACAGGAAGTATTATAACTGGAAGCACTCTATCCCAATATACCTCTATAGTAAAAAGAGAGTATAAATATACAGACGACTTACACCCGATTGAAATAGGATTCTCACCAACAGATAACGTAGATAATTATATTATTTCAAAATCTTTATCAACAGGATCTTTATCTACTTTTAATATTGATGAATACTTAGGAGATCCAAGAAACCTATATTTAGATAATTACTATAATATAGGCCCTTCAAACACTATTACAGGAAGCTTAAGCCTTTTAACAGATCAAATTATGAGCGGATCAGATGCTTATAATGTACAGGATTTTGTTAGATTGATTAAGTTTTTCGATAATACTATTTTTAAAGTAGTAAAAGATTTCATACCTGCAAGATCGACAGCAGATACGGGTATAATCATTAAACCACATTTACTACAAAGAAACAAAGCTAAATCTGTACTACTATCAGGATCAAGACCAGAGTATACAGGTTCAATTGATACTGCCTTTATAGCAGGAGGTAATGGTGGGGTATACACAACTACAACACAAGGACAAGTAGGAGATGAATTAAGTACCTCCTACGTTTTAAATATACAAACACCATTCGGGGTAGGTTTTGATAATAGACACACTCATCAAGAAGCTAGTTTTGATGGAGAATTAAGAAACAGCTCAATTACAGTAACAAACGGAGAGCTTAATAGTCAAAACCTGTTTAAAGTACCAACATTCTTTACCAATACTTTTGACGTAAATAGATGGTTAAACTCAGAAGGGCTTTGTATACTAGCTCCATACAGTTCCTACACAAATGTAAACGGAGGAATATATTATAGCAGCAGTAACAATACCTTATATTTAGATTCAGGAAGCTGGGGTAGTAGTACGATATTTACAGGATTATCACAAGTATATATGCAATATGAGATAACAAGTAGTAATATTCCTACAGGAAGTTATACATTTCCTTTTAATACGAATAACTACGCAAACTACTCTATA